CTAGCGGCGGCGGCGTTTCAGCCACGCCGTGAACCGCGACGTGTGGCGGTCGGTGAACTCGTTCGCGAGCCGGAACGCCTCGTCGCCGATGTCGGCGCCCGCGTTGATGGCCTCGATCGAGCGGAGGGCGCGCTGTTCCTGATCGTCGTGCTCGTCGTCGGCCATGGTGTCCAGGGTACGAGCGTCGGCCGGGGTCAGCGCCGGCGACGGCGGAGGGAACGACGAAGCCCGCCCTCGCACGATGCGGGGCGGGCTTCGTCGTGGGCGTCGGGACTCAGAAGTCCCAGTCGTCGTCCTCGGTGGCCTCGGCCTTGCCGATGACGTACGACGAGCCCGAGCCACTGAAGAAGTCGTGGTTTTATTCAGCGCCGCTGGGCGCGTCCACTCGGGTTCGGTGGCCCCGGATTTGCGCGGATGTGGAACAACTAGGGACGACTACACCCGGTGTGTTCCGTGGGCAAGATGTGGGCAAGCGCGCGACACGCAGGCACGCGTGCTTGCGCAGTGCGTGCACGCACGCTAGTTTTATGCACATGAGCACGAACACCACCAGGCCGGTGGCGGTGAACGCGGAAGCGCGGCACGCCAGAAGATGAACAGGGGACGACGGAGTCCCCGCCAACGGCACGAAGACCCACCGCCCCGCCCCACGAAAGAGCCCCATGGGACACTACGTCAGAAGATAGCGCGCCGCCCCGAGCGGCATCGGATAAGCCCACCGCTTATCAACCCCGGACCATAAGCCGAGCACTTATCCCCCCGAAGTACAGCCCCCGTCTCGCCGAGCGGGGGCTTTCTTCATGCGCTCAGACCACTCCCCCGCACCACACGTTCTCGCCGCGCTCGGCGTGCTTACGCCACCCGGTGTGCGCGGTCTGCTGCGTCGCCGCGCGGCCACGCTTCCCGCACTCGCACACCCACACGACGAACAGGCCGTCGACGTCCTCGTCGGGCATGAGCTCCTCGAGCGCGTGGTCCATCACGCCGCCTCCCTCGCGAGGACGCGCCTGCACAGCATCGGGTCCAGCGCCCACCCTTCGGCGGACATCACCGCGTGACGGAGCAGCTGGTAGTACCGCGCTGGCCGCAGCTCGAGCTCGTCGAGGATGAGCGCCTCCTTGCGGCTGGTGTGCCGGGGGTGGCGGTTCTCGAAGGCGAAGAGATCGGGGACGGTAGGCATGCCGACAGTGTCCCCCTGACTTCCGACATTCGGGCGGCGCGGTCGATGTCGGCGCCGTGACGTAGTCTTCCTCTCGGCCGGGGAAGGGGACCGGTCTGCATGGGATCGAACAAGGTCAGCGACGAGAAGCTTTCTCGGGTGCTCTCAGCGGTGAAGCCGTTGACGCTCCCTCTGCAGGCGTATGGGCCGCAACCGGTCGAGTGGTTCGAGAAGCGGCGCCCGGTGTGGGCGTGGGTGCAGTTCCCCAACCGTGCCGCTGAACGCGTCGAGGCGTGGGCGATGGGCGCGAACGATCGGGTCGTCATGCTCGAGGTGCCGTGCGACGGTGGGCACTGGCAGCCGGTCGTGTGGCGCAACGCGGTGTCTATCCGGCGGCTATGACAGCGGGTAGGCTCACCAGCATTTCCACTCCACGACCAAGGGGGATCCTGTGGAAGGCATCGTTCTCATGCTGTTCGGCTGGGGCATCGGCCTCTTCGCGCTCTACTTCGTGATCACCGCTGCGGTTGCCGAGGGGATGAAGCGTCACACGCGGTGGCAGGTCGCCAACCGGGACGCGATCGAAGAGAAGTACGCGCAGCGCCCCGAGGTCTGAGCGTCAACGACGAAAGAGCCCCGGCCACCCTGTGAAGGGGTAGCCGGGGCTCTGTCATTCTGCGGTGAGGGCGTCGATGATGGCTGCCTTGTCGCCGCCGTCGGCGACGTACTGGGCGGTCATCTGTGCAACCTGTTCGGGGACGCGAGCGAGGCGCGCTCTTCGCTCCTGCTCGTTCAACACCTCGTTGAGGTGGGCGGCGAGCTCGTCGTCGGTCATGGTGCGGAGGTCCATGTCTGCTCCTTATCCGTTGGGGATCGTGCCGACGGCAGATCCGGGCAGGGTCGTCGGCCAGGCGTCAGAGGTGTACCACGATGCCTCGCCGTACACAGTCGGCATGGCTGTAGTCCACCCCGGCGCGCGGAACTCGAGGACGCCGCCGAGGAAGAACCGGTAGACCGCCGCCGGATAGCTCGCCGTGTGAAGGATTGCCCGAGGTGAGATCGGCATCCCGGCCCCGCTGAACCCAGACGGCAGCGCGATCGCAATGTCCGAGGTTCCGGCGCTGCCATTGAGCGCCTCGACCACCATCGTGACTCGTGCACCCACTCGACGGATGAGGAGGTTCGACGCGGTCCAACCGTTCGCCGCCGCCGCTGTGATGTTGCGCCACCCAGTGTCGCTGTAGACCAGTTGCTCCTGGTCGGCCTCCGGGTTGTAGTCGTAGGCCGACCGGCCCGCCGTCTGATCCCATCGCCGTCGGGCGTAGAACACCCACGCATCCCACGTGCCGCCGTTCTGGCGGCGCTCGTAGTGCCCGACCTGGACGTTCGGACCCGACCCGTACGCGATGTAGAGACGCTGGACGGTGGACCCCGCGAAGAGACTCACCACCTCGAGCACACCGCCGACGTTGGCCTTCGGGTAGTTGCGCGCGAGCGTGGCGTTCGCGCCCGTCGCCTGGACGTACGTCCCTGTCTTGACGATGGTGTTGAGGTCCGAGGTTCCGAGAGATTCCCCGACGGTGGCGATCTGCGCTTCCGTCGTGAGGCCGGTGCGGAGGAACACTTCGCCCGCGGATCCGACGCGGCTCGACGAGTAGGTGAACCACGCTCCCCAGCCCGCGCCGGTCTGCGTGCGCTGCCAGAACTGGCCCGAGTCGGCGCTGAGGGCGTTGTGCTTGCGCGCGACCTGGGTGACCGCGCCGCCCGCGCGGATCTGGACCTCGAGGCTGCCGTAGAAGTTCTCGAACGGCGCGCCCTGAGCGACCGTCGCCCCGTAGGTGATGCGGTACATGCCCGGGTTGGTGAGGGTGTCGAGGCTGGTGCCCGCGGCGGGCGTGGTGCCGGCGAACGTCGCCGCCTGGGCCGCGTCGCGCGCGAGCTCCGCAGCGGTCTTCGCCGCCTCCGAGCCGGTGCGCGCCGTCTGTGCGCCCGACTGGGCGGTCTCGGCTCCCGTGCGCGCGGTCTGCGCGTCCAGGCGCTCCTGGCGGGCGCCGAGGCGCTCGTCCGCCGCGCCCTGGCGTTCGGTGCTCGCTGCGACCACAGAGCCCGCTGCCGATGTCGCGCTGCCCGCTGCGGCATCCGCCGACGTCTTCGCGTCGTTCTTGTGTCCGAGCGCCGTGGCCGCGGACTGCCCCGCCTGGAAAGCCGACTGCCCCGCACGGTTCGCGTCGAACTCCGTTGCCCCAGCGAACGTGCCGGCATCCGCCGCGGCCTGAACAGCCTGCGCGGCCTTCGCCGTGACGTCGCTCTGCATCGTGGCGACCTGGTCGACGGCGAGTTCCCACGCGGTGACGACGTCGGTGGTCGGCTCGTAGCTCGAGCGATCGACGGCGACGAGGGCGGAGATCGCCACGGGCCCCGCGGCCGGGATGGCGACGGCGGGGAGGACGAGGGGGTTTGGCGCGTAGGGCTTCACCGCGGCGACCGTGATGCGCGCGTAGCAGGTGCCGTCGGTGGGTGGGACGTCGACGGGGAACGCGGGGACGCCGCCGACGATCGGCACGCGGATGGGATGCGGCAGGAGCGCCGTGGAACCGTCCGTGCGGGTCGAGGGTATCCCGTCCTCGCCGTATAGGTACTCGATGAGGACAGAGCCGTCCTGCACGGCGGCGCGGCCACCGATTGCGGTGACGGCGGCGGTTACGTCGATGACGGTCACCGGGAGCTCCTTCCAGAGCCGGAGGCCACGTCGATCGACGTGGGCGAGAAGATGAGGGTGAGGGCCACCGCGGCGATGAGGCCGACGGTGGCCCAGCGGAGGATCACTCCCCGCGCGATGCCCGGTACTCGGCGCGCGTCGACGTCGACGGGTCGAGCGTCGTGCGGTCGGTCTTCCGCTCGATCGCCTTCGCCGTGCCGCCGGTGATGAGCGCGTAGGACGCGGAGACGATGACGACGGCGAGCAGGAGGAAGACCCAGATGTTGCCGATGGGCTCACCGGTGATGTTCACGTAGAACAGCACGACGACGACCGCGAGAGCGAGGGCGAAGATGATCGACACCACCTTGCGCTGCCACGCCTTCCGCACGAACGGAAGGACGCCGTTGAGCGCGCCGATCGCGTAGGGCGCGAAGAACGCGAGGAGGGTGAGGATGCCGACGGGGATGGCCGGGATGGCGATGTCCATGAGGTGGTCCTTTCAAGACGAAGACCCCGGGGTTCCGGGGTCTGTGGGTGGTTCGGGGTTCTCCCCCGCGGCGCGCCGCATCCAGTACAGCGACCACGCCTCCGCGGTCTTCGCTCGAGCGATGGCGTCGGCGTAGGCGCGGTAGTCGATCTCGTCGTCCGGTGCGGCCGCGGGGATGCCGACCTGGGGCGCCGGCGCGGTGTCTTTCTTGCGGGCAGCGCCGAAGATGTCGGCGACCGACTTGATGAGGGCCGCGGCCGATCCCAGGACGAGAGCGGCTGCGCCGCAGAGAGCCACGATCTGGTCGACGCCCATTAGCTCTCCTTCGGCTGTGCGAGCGCCTCCACGGTCGCCGTCTCGCCCACGCGGAGAGCGCGACGGTACTTCCACAGTTCGACGATGATCTGCACCACGCGCGCGACCGCGGCGAGCCCGAGACCACAGACGAGAAGCTGCGTGAGCGGGTTCGCGCCGAAGCCGTACTCCCTCACGAGCGCACCCCACAGCGCGAGCATGCACACGGCGAGAATCAGCGTCGCAACCCCCTCGAGGCGCACGAGAGCCTGCATGAGCGCCGCGCGGTCCGTGACCAGCTGCATCGTCACGGACGCCGCGAGAGCGACGCCGGCCGCGACGAACAGGAGCCACTGCCACATGTCGGCGAGTGGCACGCTGATCGCCTCGAGCGCGATGGGCTGGTAGACCTCGGCGACGGCGAGCACGGGGATCATGAATGCGATGAGCTGCGCGCCCACGGCCCACGCGTTCGCGGGCGACGTCCAGCGGACCGTCTTAGTTGAACCCATACCGATTCACCGCCTCGGCCGAGGCGTCGCCGAGGATGACCGTCCGGCGAGTTGCTGATGCGTCCACGGCGTCCCGACGCGGGACCGTGCACGCCAGACCAGCGACCAGTGTGAGCGCCGAGATGATGCCGTACGCGATCGGTGCTGACGGGGAGAAACCCGGAGACGCGGCAATCGGCAGAACCCACGACACCCAGACGATCGCGAGCAGGAACGTCGGGATCGACGCGAACGCACGCGAGTGCATGAGCAGGGTGAGCATCGCCACGGCGAGCACGACCATCGTCAGGCCCCACACGTACGGCGGCGCCCACTCGAACGCCTTCGAGAACGAGGGGTTCTGCGCGAACTGCCGCGGCATCATGACGATCGCCGCACCGAAGATCCCCGACCCGACGCCGATGATGCCGATGATGAGCTCGGCGAGGTAGTTGTCCGCGATCTTGTACCGCCACGCGGTGGGGATGACGGTCACGATGCGGGCTTCTGCACGAACGCGATGGTCGAGGTGTGCGCGTCGATCGCGGCGTCCACGGCGGCTTTCACCGACGCGGGGTCGACCTCGACGCGGTGCTCGCCCTGAGCCTCAGCGGGGAGGATGCGGGAAAGTTCCGCGATGAGCGCGTCACTGTCGACGATCGCCGTCGGCGGCGGGTTGATGGCGGTGAGGTAGCCGCGCACGATGTCGAGCTCGGCGGTGAGCATGTCAGCGGTGTCGAAGTAGCCCCGCTTCACCCGGTCCAGCAGAGACGCGTGGTACGGGTTGCCGATGCGGTGCATGTTCCCGTTGATGAGGGACACCACGACAATGTCGTCGGAGCCCTCGATGTTGATGAAGGAGTACGCGCCTCCGCGCGCCTGCTGCACCATCTGCTCGATGCGCGCGATAGCGGGCGTCATCACCACGTCGAGACGGTGGATCAGCTCCTCGCGGGCTTTGTCGTCGTACATGTCGTCTCCCTGCGGGTCGAAGGTGATCGCGCCGAGGCCGAGGAGGGCGGGCGCGGGGCCGAGCGGGTTGAGGTCGATGACGTGCCACGGCTCGTAGGGGTAGCCGCGGGCGGGCACGATCATCAGCGGGGTGAGGCCGACCGCACGGCAGTCGGCGGCGAAGGCGAGGATGTCCCAGCCGTAGATCTCGCCCCAGTTGGAGTAGTCGACGGCGGCGGTGTCCTGACCCTCCCAGTAGAGGCCGTGGCTCGAGGTGCGGGGGACGGCGGCGCCGTTGCCGTAGATGCGGCGTGCGATCTCCTGCGCGGGAAGGGGGCGGTATGTGCCCCACCCGTCGGACGGCGACAGCTCACCCCGCCCGCGCCGGCGCGCGAGCGTCAGCAGGTTGAGGTGCTTCGCGTACGACGCCGGCGGCAGACCCCAGTACCAGTCCCCATCGACTCGGTTCTTCCCGCGATGGAAGATGGTCAGCTCGGACTCGGGCACCTGCCCGTTGCGGCCTCGGTAGCGCTGTGACATGTCACCCTCCGATCAGCTCGACGGTGAGCGGGACCGCGGTACCGGCTGCGAGGCCGCCACCGGAGCCGTTGAGCAACTGGATGGACATGCTCGTCTTCGAGATCGCCGAGATGACTGCCTGCTTCGCCGCGCCCGCCGAGGTGAGGGTGACGCGGGCGGTGAGCACGAAGTTCACGAAGCCACCGCCGGGGAACGTGAGCGTCGTGACAGACGACCCGTCCACCTGCGGCGATCCCGAGAAGATGACGTTGCGCAGCGGACTGCGCCCATCCCACGCGGTGCCCGCCAGCACGGACCCATCGGTGACGACGCCGACGGCGTTGGACGCCACCCAGAAGCCACCGACGCGGGTGAACTCGGCCCCGAGGTCCAGGCGGTAGGCCTTCGACCCGTCGTGTGGCGCCCAGGCGTCCGCTTCGGCCTGATTGCGGAGCAGGACGACGCCGCCTTCCATCGCCGTGTACGGGACCGTCTCGGTGTAGGTGACACCGGACGCGGCATTCGTGGTCGTCGCGCCGGCGTCGATCTTCCAGACGCCGAGCTCGCGCGCGCCCGCGGGGAGCAGGTTGCGCGCCGCGGTCTCCGAGGTGGTCGACTCGACCTTGTCGATGAGCGGGCCCGCCGCGGTGTCCGAGAAGGGTGCCTCCGTCTCGCGCTGCTTCGCGTAGATGACCGACCAGCGCGAGCCCGACGACGGCGCCGATGAGAGCTGCACGGTCTGGACGCCGTCGTTCGGCAGGTAGACGGCGCCGTTGCGGTCGAGGACGATGACGCACGTCTGCACGTTGACGACCATCGACGCGGTGCCGACAATGAGCCGGTCCGTGCTGATCGGGAGGATGCCCGTTCGCAGGACGCCGGCGGCGGACTTCACGAGCTGCCCGGAGAGCGAACGACGTATGTCCTGGAACGTGGCCGCGCCGCTGACGGCGGGAAAACCGGGGCGAGCGGTCATGGTGTGATCTCCAATCGGGAGAGGACGGTCTTCATGTCGGACTGCAGGGTTGCGACCTGCGCGGCGAGGTGCCGCAGAGCTGCCTGCTGGGCGATGGCGAACTGCGATGTCTCGATGCCCTGCACCGCGCCGTCGGGGCCGTAGATGACGCAGAAGCCGAGGCCCAGCTCGTCGAGTTGCTCGGCGATGAAGCCGACCTCGGTGTGGACCTGGTAGTCGGGGTTCCAGTCCCAGAACGGCGAGGGGAGCGCGGCGCGACGCTTCCGCTCCTCCCACTCAGCGATGTACTCGAAAAGCATCGGCTCAACGGCGAGGACCGCCGCCGGGTCGATCTCGGCGGGCCGGATTTTCGTCTTCGCCGCCTCCGTCGACGGGGCGTAGCCCAGGCGCCCAGTGGCGTCCTCGATCCAGAGCGTTCGCCGGGTGCCGGTGATGTTGTACGCCACCGCGCCGGGGGCATAGACGTCGCCCGTGCGGACGGTGCCACTCGAGCCGTTGTCGACGTTCTTCGACCAGACTCCGGTGACCTGGTCCTGCGTGTGTGTGTGCACCGTGGGCGCCTTGCCCCCGAGCGCGGTGTCCACCTCAGCGCGCGTGTACGTGAGCTGCGACACGAGGTTGCTGACCGTCGTGCTGAGCCCCGCCACGAGCGCCTGCATCTTCTCGTATAGGCGGATGAACTGCGACCCGTCGATGCGGGCGTTGTCGTCCGTGTCTCGTCGAATGCGCTCGCGCTCGGCGTTCTGCCGGCCGAACGTCTCCGTCTCGGGTACTCGTGAGCTCATGCCGCGATCACCTCGTCTGTCGTGACTTTCACCCGCCGGGATCGAAGCTGCCCTGAGAGGGCGGCGATGCGACGTCGGTAGGTGCCGTCGGCGAGGTACGGGTTCCGGCGGAGGACGACGTCGCAGTAGTCGCCGAGCGTGAACGACCCGACCTTGGGGACGCGGTCGATGTCCGTCTCGAACGACCACCACTCGGCGAGCCCGGAGCCGAGCCCTAGGTCATCCCAGGCGTACGCGTCGAGGGTCGCCTGTTCCTTCACGGTGGAGTGCGCCGCCGACAGGGACTCCATGCGCGGGAAGCCCGCCTTTTGGAGGGCGTCCGACGCGGCCCGGGAGATGAGGGCGATTGCAGCCTGCCGTCCGCCCGTGGCCCAGGCTTCGGAGGTCATGTCGCGCGCGCTGCGCTTCACGACGAGACCGCTCACGGATCGCTGAGGCGTTGAGAAGTCGAACCGGTGGGGCGCGCCGACACGGGTGATCTGCAATTGGGCGTCGTCGCCGACCATGGGACGCCACCGCACGCCGGTCCCGCCGGGGGCGAACTCAGGCCGGAACTCGATCTCGGGCCCGTCGACGAGCTCGGTGAGGTCGGTGAACGCCTCGCCCTGCGTCTTGAACGAGGCAGCGTCGTAGCCCTTGTCGTGCGCGCCGACACCGTCAGGGCCGAACACGAACGGGAGAGCGCCGCCCGCGCGCGCCATCCCCTGCTGGATGATCTGCCGCACAATGGCGGGCCACGACGCGCCGGTGAAGACGGTTGCGACCGCGGGGTTGGGCTTTCCCGCGTCGTCGCCCGACTGCAGGAGGAGAGCGATGGTCTCGACGGCGGTCGGCATGATGAACCGACGCATGAGCATCGACCAGATGCCCTCGGCGTCGATGCGAAGCCGTCGGGTGTCGTCGTCGTACTCGTGCTCCCAGATGGGGCCCGCTTCGAAGATGAAGTCGCCCTCAGCGATTGCGAGGTAGGCGCGTCCGGGCATCGCCGACTGATACAGGTCCAGGCGGCGATGCGCCTTGGCGGAGAGAGTGACCTCGGCGGAGAGCGAACCACCGCGGTTGCGGCGGATGGCCCACTCGCCGTCCCGCGCGGGGATGGGGATGATGTTGCGTCCCGTGGTCAGCTCGCCGACGAAGAGTTTCACGCGTCCGCCTTTCTCCACCGCATGGTGAGGATGGGCGTACCGGTCACTGCGCCGATCGCTTCGAACTGGACGGTCGCGGTCTCCCCCGGTCCGAGTACCCACCAGTCAGCGACGGTGAGGCGTCCAGAGATAGGGGTCTGCTCGTTCAGCCACACCTGGCCGTCCGCGAACGAAAAGCGGACGGTGTCGGTGGGAAGGATGGGCCACTCGAGGCGGATGCGCTCGGCGGTCTCGATGCGCGTGATCTGCACGCCGCCGGCCATGCCGCCGCCGCTGACGATCGCTTCGGGCAAGGTGTCGGTGCTGCCGAGGTTGACCAGTGAGACGCGCCCCGGGGAGCCGCCGCCGATCTGCACCAGCGGGGACGTGAGCGGGGACTCGACGCCGAGGCCGAGCACCGGCAGGCCGGTCGGTTGCGTCTGCCAGGGCCCGTACTTGCGAGGGTCGGGGGCCTTGAATGGCAGCTCGAACTCGATGACGTAGGGTGCGTTCACCATGTCCCAGGTGAGGCGCCCGTTGCGGACGATCTCGGCACGCTGGATGCCGTCGGGCGACTCCACCTCGATGGTGTGCGCCTTCCGGCTTGCCATCATCCGCGCGAACGGTGCTCGAGCGGCGAACAACTGCGCCTCGCTGGTGAAACTGACGCGGCCAACGACGACGGGGAACCGGGCGGCGCTGTACACGTCCTCCTGGTCGTACTCCCCGTCGCCGTTGGCGCGCTCGTTGCGCTCGTTCATCGAGTCAACGCCGTCCCACCAGTTGACGACGTCGACGAGCCACGCCCCCTCCCCCGACTTGTCGTTCGACAGCTCGGGGACGTCGGGGAAGTCAGGGAACCGCACGACGATCCGACTCATTTGAGCTTCTCCTCCACTCGACGGACGATCTTGTTCGTCAGCGCCGTTTCATCCATGCCGGGGGCGGCGTGGATGACGGGGGCGATGGTGTTGGTGACGTACGTGATGGGCTGCGCCTGGCTGACGCCGAGGCGGGCGCCGGTGGCTTCCCAGACCGCAATGTTGCGGTCCTTCTGAGAGGGTTTCCCCGAGATGTACGCCTCCCAGACCGTGTTCTGCTCGGCGAACTTGTGGATCGCTGCAGGTCGACCCTTGTAGATGCCGGAGGCGATGCCACCGTTCTCGAACGCCATCGCGCGTCCATACTGGAAGAGGTTCCCGTTCTCGGAGCCCGCGACCAGTCCGCCGGATCCGCCGAGGCCCTGAGCCACGGGCACGTTGTTGATGCGGAGAATGATCTCTTTGTTCGTGTTCCGGCTGATGTACGAGTCGATGTCGAGCTGAGCCTGCTTGGTGTTCAGAGTCACCGCGGTCGGGATGTTCTCGGGGATGAGGCCGAGCTTGTTCGCGTAGTCCTGCGCCGCCTGCCCGGTGATGCCGAACTGGCCGAGCGCGTTGATCAGCTCGTCACGACCGCGCTGCACCGCCGCCGTCGCCTGCTCCTGCGAGCCGGTCTGCTGCAGCGTGGCCCCTGCCGCCTTGAGCGCGGCCTGGGCGATGTTGTCGAGCGCCGATTCGTTCGCGCGGCCCGCCGCGGTACCGATGTCGAGCGTCTGCCCGTTCTGGTTGACCGAGTCGGTGAGGGCGTCGATCGCTGCCTCGAAGTTGCGGGCCGCGTCGCGCGCGTTGAGCTCGGCGGATCCGAAGTTGAGGATCGTGTCCGTCAGGGCGTCCATGTCGAACGCCGTGTCGGTCGCCTCCCCCGCGAGCGCTGCGAGAGCGTTCGCGTTTTCTTCGGCCGCGGCGGAGGCCTTCTGCTCAGCGGACGTGGCCGCGTTGGTGACCGCAGCCTTCTCCTCGTTGACCCGGATCGCCTCCTCGATCGACGAGCTCTCACCGCGAACCGAGTCGCGCAGCTGGCCGGTCGCCACGTCGAGGTCGTTGAGGCCGATGCCGAGTCGGTTCGCGATTTCGGCGCGCTGGTACATGTTCTTGTTGCTGAGGTCGGTCTCCGCGTCGAAGCGACGCAGGGCGTCGACGTTGCCGAGGGTCGCGTCCTTGACGGTCTTGAGGTCCACGCCGAGGGTGCGCGCGTTCTCGAACGCTGAGTCCTGCTCCCACCACCACTGCTGCTTCTTCGCCGAGAGGTTGGCGACGACCATCTCTTCGGTGGCCGCGGTGACCTTGTTCGTGCCCTCTTCGAGCGTCGCGGCGTAGGCGTCGGCGCGGGCTCGCGCTTCGGCCTGCACGCGGGACAGCTCGCTGACGGCGAAGGCAATCGCGCCGAGCGCGAGGCCCGCGGCCGCGGCCTTTCCGGCAATGCTCCCCATGGACAGCCCAGCGCCGTCGACTGCGGCCTTGAACTCGAGGAACTTGCCGACGGACAGGAGCGCGGTGCCGCCGGCGAGGCCGACTGCTGCGGTTCCGATGCCGATGGCGAGCACGGCGCCCTGGACGCCGTCGGGGAGGTCGCCGTACATCTCGGCGAGGCCCGTGAGGGACTGGACCATGTCGCGGAGGACGCCGTTCGCGCCGGACCCGGTCTTGATGAGCGCCGTGTCCAGGGCGCCGCCGAGGGCCTCGATGTCGCCGTTGAGGTTGTCGAGGCGCATGCGTGCGGTTTCGGCTGCGAAGCCGCTGTCGTCGACGGCCTTCGTCCACTCGTCGACGCCGCTCGCGCCCGCCTTGTACAGCGCGGTCGCGGCGGTGATCGTCTCGCGTCCGAAGATGACCCCCAGGGACGCCTGACGGGACGCGTCGTCCATTCCGGTGTAGGCGTTCGCGAGCTGCCCTGCGGCGTTCTCGAGGCCGAGGAACTTGCCGTTCGAGTCGTAGAGGGTGATGCCGAGCTTGTCGATCTCGGTGCGCGCCTGCGCGGAGGGTGCGGTCAGCGACGACAGGACGCCGCGGAGCGACGTTCCTGCCTGCTCGCCGATGATGCCCTGCTGGGCGAACAGCGCAAGGACACCGGTGGTCTCCTCGAGCGAGACGCCGAGCGACGCGGCCACGGGCCCGACGAACTTGAGGCCGTTCGCGAGGTCTTCGACGGATCCCATTGCCTTGCCCGCGCCGGCGGCGAGGACGTCGGCGACATGGCTGGCCTTGCTGCCGTCGAGGCCGAACTGGTTGAGCGCGGTCGACGTGATCTCGGCTGCGCGCGCGACGCCGAGTTCTCCTGCGGCAGCGAGGTCGAGGGATCCTGTGAGGGCACCCTTCATGATGTCGGAGGTCGAGATGCCTGCCTTCGCGAGCTCCTCGATCGCGCCCGCGGCCTCGGTGGCGGAGAACACGGTCGACGCGCCGGCCTCGAGCGCGGCCTCCCGGAGGAGACCCATGTTCTCGCTGCTCTCGTGCGTCGCGGCCTTGACGTTCGACATGGCTGCGTCGAACTCGGCGAACCGACCGATCGCGATGCCGATTCCGGTAGCCATGAGCCCGCCCATGACAAGGGCGCCGCGGCCGATGCCCTCGTAGGCCTCTTTCATCTGGGCGAGCTTCTCGCCCTCCGTGCCGACCTTGCGGGTGGCGTCGGCGGCGTCCTGCATGCCCTTCTGGTAGGAGAGCATCGACGCGGAAAGAGAGACCTTGACGGCGCGTTCGACCACCGTGCACCGCCTTCCGTTGTGGTTCGGTGCGCGGGGCACGCGGGGGGTGGATCGAGCGGGGTTATCCGTCGGTCTCGGGTTCGGTCTTCGGCGCGCGTTCCACGCGCCACGTCAGCGACGACGGGTCGTCGTGCGGGTAGTCCTTCTCGTACTGCCTGCGCACCTTCGTCGCGGCCTGGGCGGCGTAGTCACGGCGTGGGGGCGGCACGACGAACGCGTGAGCGTTGGCGGGATCCGTGGCCTCACTCATCGGGATGCCGTAGCCGTTCCGGGGCTCGTTCTGCTCGTACCACTCGGTGAGCAGGAGCGCCTGGTCCTGGACGGTGTACTCCGGTTCGCGGACCGTGATCGAGCTCGTGATCCACGACGGGTGCGCCGGGTCTTCCCGGAGGTAGGTAGTTACTTCCGCTGGCTCGCGGCCTTGGAGCCGGCTCGGCGAGACGCCCTGTTGGCGGGCGAGCTTGACCGCTGGCCCGCCGGGGCTTTTCCCAGGGTGGCGAGTTCCTTCGCCGCCTCGAAGACGTTCAGTCCCCACATGAGCGTGGTGACGTTCTGGCGATGGGCGAACTCGAGCACGTCGACGAGCTCGACCCACATCTCCGGGGTGACGGCCTCGCCGTCGATCTTGATGCGCTCGGCGGGGTAGCCGCGGGGCAGCGTCCACTGATCGAAGCCCACGCGCGCGTCGCCGGGGACGTTCGGTCGTGCGGGGTTCAGCGCGGTCAGCGCGGCCCAGACGGCGGGCTGCAGCTTGGTGACCTCGACGATGACCTTCACGCCGCCGACGGCGACGGGAACGGTGTCCTTGCTGGGGTCTTCGATCTTCTGCTTCTCGGCCTCGATGAGGGCCTTGAGGTCTTTCATGGTTTCCGCCATTTCGTCCGCCTGAGGTGAGATGCCCTGGGCCGGGGGCGGAAGGCCCGGCCCAGGGCGGTCTGGTTACGCGACGAGGGTCGCCTGACGCTCGGTCGGCTTGGTGATGTACACCGTGTAGCTGGCGGTGTCGACGCCGTTCTCCGTGGGGGCGTTCGCGCGGCGGACGCCGACGATGCCCGTGATGACGTCAGCCTTCTGGCCGGTGGCGAAGGTTGCGTCGTTCTGGACGGCGCGGCGGGTGGTGAACTGCGTCTCCGCGCCGGACAGCGACAGGGTCAGAAGCACCTGATCTGCCGAGGTGGCGTCGGACGAGGCGACGGCGGTGAGCTCGAGCGTCTCCGTGATCTTGCCGGGGCGGGAGAGATCCTGCAGCAGCGTGAGGCGCTTGTCTTCGGCGGTGGCCTGCGAGACGGTGTGGTTGTAGCCGTCCGACGTCAGGCCGTAGGTGATGGCGGTCGCGGTGCCGCCATTGAGGATGGCTGCGGACTTGGCGTTGGAACCGCTGGGCACGTTGACGACGCGCCAGCGGCCGTCGGACTGGCTGGATGCGGGAACGTTCTCGACGGGCATAGCCGTCTCCTTTCTTCTCCCCGACAACCGGGGTTTCGGTCACCTCTCAGGGAGCAGAGAGGGGGCATGGAAAAGCCCCCGGCGAAGCGGGGGCTTAAATCGTTGAGGCGCGTCAGACGCTGGGCGCGTCCGCTTCGGTGGCGGGCTCCGTGGCGTCGGTCGCGGGTTCGTCCTTGTACGCGCGGACTCGGCCAGCCTTGACGGTCGTCTCGACGTCGTACTCGACGAGCCGGACGTCCGGTTCGAGGCCGACGGCGATCATCTGCTGCTCGGCGATCAGGAGCGCTTCCTGCGCGGTCGACAGGTGCGGCGAGCCCGTACCGATCAGCTTCTCGCCGCGTGCGACGCCGTAGTGGGTGACGGTGGTGGTTTCGGTAGCCATGTCGGCCCCTTTCTCTTGGTCAGCTGCTAGCTGGCGGGTTCGCTGTCGAACGACAGCTCGATGACTTGATATGCGACGGGCGGCGTCACATCTCGGTCCCACTGGATCGGCTCGGGGCTCGACCAGCGCAGATTCAGGGTGTTCTCGCCGGGGACGTCGAGGGTCGCGCCGATGCCGTTGACGATGAAGCGGGCCTTGAGGTCGCGCGTGATCATCGCGACCTGGTCGTAGGAGTCGCCGACGATGTGCAGAGTGAAGCGGGGGTGCTGGGTCCGTTGCCCACCCGTGAACCGCTCCTGAGTGTCGATGCCGTCAGCCGGGTACACGGCAATGTAGGGGCGTCCGACGAGCTCCCCGGAGGCCGTGCGTGGCACCTCGCCGACGAAGGTGGGGAGCATGCCCTCAGCGCGGTCCGTCACAGCTTTGGTGTGCTGGATCACGTCAGAGCCCGTTCTCGCTGAGGGTGTCGTCGACGGCGGTTTCGATGCCGTGGACGTAGTCGGCCTGCTCCTCTTCAAGGGACGCGAGACCGTACCCGCGTGGGGCGACGGTCGGCGTTCCGAACTCGGAGATGTTGTCCAGGCGCCCCTGCGTCTTGTTCGGGTCGGGCCCGATCTCCGCCTCGACGACGTCGACGCCGAAAACTCTGGTCGTGTCGACGTCGTAGGAGACCGCGCGCGGGAGGTGCTTGAGGGATCCGCCGCCGGCGAGCTTCGCCTTCCACCGGTCCTTGATCTTCCGGGCGGTGACCTCGGTCGCCTTGCGGACGTTCGTGCGGACGCCGCGGCCGGCGTTCTCGAGGTCGACGGCGAGGCGATTGAGCTCGCTGAAATCGAAGTTCAACTCGGCCACGGTTGCTCCTAGCTGATGCGCTTCACTTGGAAACGGCGGGCGGTCGCGTGCGACTTCGTGAAGGGTGCGGTGACGCGCATCCGGGCGCCGACCATGTCGGGGTCGTCACGGCATGCGAGGCACACGACGATGTCGTTCGTGCGGATCCCCGTGTGCTCGTACGCGGTGTGGAATGTGAGGCCCGTCTCGGCGACCTGCTGGGCGGGTAGTTCGACGTCTGCCGTCTGGGCGTTGCCGGTCTGCACCTTGCCGCGAATGTCGGTGTAGACGGTGGCGAGCTCGTCGACCTGCTTGTAGGTGACGGGGTCGATCTCTTTCGCACCGGTGGCCCGGTACACGGCGAAGCGGTCGGTGTGGGCGCGCGCGACCTTGGCGCGGGCCGCGGCGAGCCGTGCGTGCGAGATCATCGCGTGGTGAGCGGGATCGAGTAGAACCCGCCGGTCTCGGAGAAGCGCGGCATGAGGCCGGCCTTCTCGGCGGCGGATACGTAGAGCTGCCCCGATGCGATCGAGGAGTCCACCTCTTCGTTGAAGTCATCGCCGCTCCACTTTCGGCGGGCGTCGGCGTTGCGGACCTTCCGCTCGACCATCGCCACGACGACGTCGCGTACGTCCTCGGGGGCGAGGTACTGATCGTGCGTGACCTCGAGCGCGGTGCGCTGCGGGATCCCCGGGACGACTCGGTTGAGCTCGCGCCACGCGCGCGCCAGCCAGTCGGGGATGACCCGCTTCTCGTCCTCGGTCAGGGGACGCTCGATGGTGCCTACGACGTGCGCGAGCGTTGCCGGGTTCTCCATGAGCGTCCCCTTCCCTCGGGTCCTACTCGGCGTCGACGAGCGCGGACTCGCCGGTGTCGATGTTGCGGCGCACGCGCACCACGGTGCCGTCGGGCTTCGTGGCGTCGTACTCCTCGAAGCGGTGCTTCGTCTTGGTCGACTTCGCCGCGGCGGGCTTGTCGACCTTGATGGCGCCGTTCACGGTGCCCTCCGCGATGGCCTGGGCCGACGGGTTGGGCGTGACGGTCGTCGCGATCTCGGTGGGGTCGGTCGTGTCAGCGGGGGCGTCCCCGGGAGCGACCGTGGAGGGCTCGGTGACGTTGTCGTCGAGCCGGGTCTCCGTGGGCGTGCCCGACTCCGCCGCGGTCGCGCCGTCAGCGGGCGTCTCCGTGGTGGGGTCGGCCGGGGTGTTCGCCGCCGGAGCGGCCTTGCGAGCGGTCATGTGCGTGATCCCTTCTGATCAGCCGTTGAGAACGCCGGTGAGGCGGGCCGCGGCCTTGCCGCCGAAGACCGCCATGCCGCAGTAGAACTCGATGCGGGTGCGGTAGACGGGCTGCGACTGCAGCTGGCCGAGGTCGTCGACCTGGATGCCGCCGTTGGTGAGGCCGGTGACGCCGCGGTCGGTCTCGTCGTCGCCGAACTTCACCGCGTAGATCGAGGAGGCGAGGCTCGAGGAGCCCTGCGTCTCGGTCTGCGGGAGGATCGCCGAGCCGGCGGGGTTGTTGCCCGGGTCGAGAACGGGGATGCCGTTCCAGGTGAGGATGCGCTTGCCGGTCGTGTCCTCGCGGACGGTCTCGGCGCCGCCGATGCGACGGCCGGCGGAGCGGATCTTCGCGACGAGCGACGAGTTCGCGTAGATCGCGCCGTTGCTGCCGTCGATGCCCGGGACGAGGCCGAGCAGCGCGTCCAGCTGGTCGAAGAACGCGTGCGTGTCGGTCGTGCCGTTGCCGACGACGGGGATTCCGTTCGTGCCACCGGCGATGACCTGACCGCCGATGAGGCGCTTCTTGAGGCCGTCGAACGCCTTGGTGTCCACGGTCACGTCTCCGTTGAAGAACGTGTCCTGGAACTTGTACGACGCGGCCTTGACCTTGAGCGCCGTCTGGGTGGCGCGCTGGTCGTTGAGGTTGCCGCGGGTCTGGACGATGAAGCGGTCCACGTCGGCGTCGCCACCGAGGATCGACAGCGTCTCGGTGCGCTGGTTCACCGCACCGGTCGACTCGACGTAGGCCTCGTTCACGGCACGGAACGCGATACCGGGGAGGGTGGCCTCCTCGTTGTACGCGTACGCGTTGCCCTCGATCGGCAGGAGCGGGAGACGGTCGAGGACAGGCGACACCTGCACGAAGGTCTCGATGACGCCGCGCTGCAGGTCGGTGGTCGACAGCAGAGCGGCCTGGGGAAGGGTGACAGCCATCGGCTATGTCCTCTCAGGGTTGGCTCGACCGCAGCACGGCTCGAGCACGGGGGTTACTTGGTGTTGGTCGCGGCATACGCGGACCGCATGCGGTCCGTGCCTGCACCGACCTCCGCCTTGGCGGCGGAGCCTGTACCGCCGATGCCCGCGACGCGGTGATCGGCAGTGGTGTCTGTGGGCTTGAGGAGATGGGGGTTCTCCTTGACGAGGTCGTCGAGGAGTTTCTTGACGGCGGCCTGGTCGGCGTCGCCGTCGTCGGAGACGGTGACCTTCGCGAGTTCTTTCGCGTCGACGAGCGCGAGCGCCTGAGCGGGCTTGATGAAGCCGAGCTCGGCAGCTTGGGCGCGGACCTCGCCGCTGCGTGCGCGGGCGTCGGAGCGTTCCTTGTTCGCGGCGTTCGTCGCGGCGTTGGCCTCGTCGATCGCCTTCTGGATGCGCTTCTCGACGTCCTTGGCGTCGGGGGCGCCGGGGGCGTCCTTGAGCGCCTTGATCTCGGCGGGGGTGAGGCCGAGGTCGGTGAAGGCGCGCAGATCGCCCTGGGCCTTGTCGATGACGGTCTGGCGCGCCTTGAGCCGCTCGGTCTCGAGCGGGAGGCCTTCGATCCAGGAGGCGAGCTTGTCGCGGTCGCCTCCGAATGCCTGCACGTCGTCGTCGCTGATTTCGATTTCCATCGGGGTATCTCCTTGCGAGATGTCGTGGCACATTGCGTGCCGGTGGTCCCGCTCCGTTGCGGCGCGGGGGCTCAGACGAGCGCGTTGTAACGCGCCCAGAGTCGCTCGGCGAGGCGCCTCTCCTGGTCGGTGCCGTTGCGGCGAACCCGGTCGATGCGTCGGATGAACCCGGCGCGGAGAATGTCGGCGTCCTCGTCGCTGATTGAGGTGAAGACCTGCCCGCGGTCGGCGGAGTTGCCGCCGATGGTGCGCGCGCGGCGCAGGAGGAGCGCTTGCTCGGCTCGGTAGTAGTCGTCGTAGATGCGCCGCTCACCGGCGGTCATCGTGGAGCGGTTGAGGGGGTCGCGCTGGCCGCTCACGAGGGCGTCGAACTCGGCGGCGCGGCGGGTGGTGACGCGTTCCGCGCCCACCAAGTACGTACCGCGGCCACGCCCGCGCGCGATCGTCGCGGCGTTCGTCGACGCGTTGCCGCGGATGTTGCCGCCCGCGACCTGCGGGCCTGTGACGTACCCCTCACGGGCGAGCATCTCGATCGCCTGCTGGCGAGTGCCAGCTTCGCGGTACACGTCGTCGACGGTCATCCGGGAGGGCGTGCCGAACTTGCGAGCCTGCTTCGCTGTGGACAGCCCCCGCGACCGGGTGTTCACGACGCGGTAGATGTCGCCGCCGTCGCGGATGGCCTGCGCATCGCTCTTTCCGAACAGGCGGTCCTGCATCTTCGGGTCGAGCGAGCGGAAGTAGGCGTAGGGGTCGATGGTCAGATCCCCCGCAGCGGCCTCCTGCGCGGGAATGTGCCGGCAGTCGCAATGCGGGTGAGAGGGGAACCCCTCGTTCCACCGGAACCACTTCCCGGCAAGGGTGACGCAGAACTTGCAGGACGGCGGGTTCAGCATCCGCACCCACCCCTGCACGGCGGGCCGCACGGCGATCGACGCGGACACAGCCTGACGGTCGGCCTCACGGGTCGCGTCGAGCACTGCACCACCGAGCCAGGTGCGCGCGCTCTGCAACGCGGCTGCGGCGCTGAGGCCCTGGCCGACCAGGGACTTTGCGCGGTACACGGCCCCATCGAGGAGCGTCGCCAGCGGGCGCCCATCCTTCGTCGTGCCGACGAATGCGCGCGCGTTGACCCGCGCCTCGGGCGGCGCGTCGACGCCGGTCTCGTCGAGTACCGACGCGGTGTATGCGATCCCCGAGGCGGCGGCGGCGAGTTGCCCCGCCGACGCCGCCTCGTAGACGCGAGGAGAGATGGTCGACCACGACGTATCGAAGTCGTCGGTCATCCCCGACCACAGGCGATCGACTGTGCGCGCCGCGCCAACCGAGATGGCCTGCTGATCCTGGTAGTGGCTAATTGCCGCTTGCGGGAGGGCCATTCACGACCTCCGTCTGATCGACGACCGGGCGCGCCGGTGGTGTCGTGTCCTGCAGCTCGCGGGCAGCGCGGGCGAGCTGGTTGTCCCAGACCTCGTCGTCGGCGTGCTCGATCCAGGTCTCGACCTTCTGCTTCGTCGCTCCCGGCAACATCTGCCAGGCATCCCGCTTCGGGAAGCCCGACGCGATGAGCTTGGTGATGCCGTCGACGATCTGCGCGAACGACTTCGCTTCGGCGTCGGCGTAGTTCATCTCGGCGTCGGGGAAGTCGCTGTCCACGCCGATGCACTTCGCGCCGCGGCGGAAGATGCCCTCGTTGCCCTCGGCCCCGATGAGCTGTATCTCCTTCACCAGCGCCGCGAGCGTCGACTCCGCACCAGCGAGCGCGTCGCCGGACAGGTTCGACATGCGCGAAAGGAGGTACTGCGGCGGGATCTGGCCCGTGGCGAAGAACTGGGTCAGGAACTCCCCGAGCACCTCGATGTAGTTCTTGAGGTTCGACTCGGCGAGGTCGAAGACCTTCGTCTCGTGACCCGGGAACGCGAGCAGCCGGTCCACACCCACCCGACCCGGCGAGGTGAGGACCGGGATGGGGTTCCCGTTCGCGTCGGTCTGCAGACTCCCGTCGCCGTTCTTGCGGAACGTCGGGTTCCCGTCTTTGTCGCGCACGATCGGGTCAAAGCCGACGACAATCCGCTGCCGGAACGCGGAGAACTGCATCGCGAGGAGCGTGTTGAAGCGGATCGTGTTTATGGCGTCCTGCTGCGGGATAAGCGGGTCCATCGGCGATCGAACCTGCCCGCGACTGTCGGGGCGGTAGTCGAACGTCTGGAAGGGGTTCTCCCCCATCGGGTGGGTGCCCGTGGTGACGACCTCGAAATTGGCGTCTCCCGTTCGCCCACCTCGCTCGAGGCGGATCATGCCCTCGTTGTCGTACACGACCGCGATGGTTCGCACCGTTCCCGACAGGCCGAAGGGTAAGATCAGCTGCCCGGTCGCGGCGCTGTAGTCGTTGACTGTCCAGACCTTCACCGACCAGTCGTGAGTGAACGGGTCATCCTCGGATGGGTGCAGGTAGACGAGTTCGTTCGACTCGGGCCGGACGATCGGCTTGGATCGGTCGGCGAGGTTCGGCCAGACGGACATGATGCCGCGACCGTGCTTCATCATGTCCTGGTAGGGGTTCTGCTGACGCGCGTCGAGCTTGTTGCGCTGCCACACGTCGCGCCACAGCGTCTTGTCCAAGTCGTCGCTCTTGTGTGTCGCGAAGGACTCCCCGCGAAGGCGCTGGACCGGTGCTCCCACCGCCAGCGCGATCCAGTTTGCGACGGCCTGCTTGCGCAGGTCCTCGTACTCCTGGTTCACGCCGACGGGGGCGAACGGGAGGTCGTGCTCGCCGCGGTCGTACCGCTCCCGTTTCTCGATCTGGGGCCGGCTCTTGGTGAGCTCATCCAAAGCGATACGGATGCGCTGGCGGGCAACGTTGACGTCCATTCGTTCCCCTCAGTTGAAGCCGTACATGACGGTGGAGACGTTCGCCGACTTCCGCTTGCCGAGATCCCCGGCGGCGATGGCGTCGAGCGTCGCGGCGTGCGCGAGCGTGCTGGACATGGAGAGGTCGATCTTCTGCTTCTCAGACGGTTTGCCGAGGATGTAGGTCTGCCCCGGCCGTGCGCGCACGACAGCGTTTCGCATGTGCTGCGCCGTGAACTGACAGTCGTCGTGACGGAAGTTCGCCGACGGGTTCGTGATGTCCGTCCGAAACCGCTCGAGCTCGAAGTGCATTGCCTTCGCCCGGTAGGTTTCCCAGCCGATGAAGACCTTGTCGCCGTACTTGCCCTGCAGCTCCTGCAGCTCGGTCCCCCACAGCGGCGGATCGAAGTAGGCGCGGACGACCTCGAAGTTCTGCATGATGTCGTGCCACGCGGTCATGACCTCGTCGCGCGGGATGCGGTGACCGGGCCAGCGCGCCGGGTCCCAGATCGTGCGGCGCTTGCCGCCGAAATAGGTCGGGGTGAACTGGAACTGGTCGAACGTCTCGAGCCGGATGCCGGTCCAGTCGTCGACGTCCGATCCGTCGAAGCCCGCGCAGACGGGCACGCCCCGTGGGCGGTCGCGCACCTCGAGCTTGTCCGCCCACGTGTGCTGCTCTTCGGGGTCGTACTGATCCATGCCTGGTTCGGGCAGCCACGAGCCGGAGCCGGCGGCGCTGATGTTGCCGTAGAAGCGCGCCGCTTCGGTCGGGTCTTTGCGGAGCAGCTTGACGGCGTCGATCTCGATGCGGTCGAGGTTTACCCACCCGGAGACGCGGATGCCGTGGCGGTCGAGCTTGATCGCCGAGTCGCCGTAGACGTGCCGGTGGATGCGGGCACGGTCTTTCGCGTTCGTGTACGACAGGCCCGCGAGTCGGCCCGACTTGAAATCGATCAGGTCGGACGGGTCGCCCGCTTCCTCGATCTCCTGAGCGACGCTGTTCTCTGCGAGGTCCCACGCGTTCGTCGTCAGCAACGACCGCCCGCCGGTGCCCGACAGGCCTCGGTACTGGGTGGTCGCGAGGTATTTCATGTTCGGGCTCGTCCACGTGCCGACCTCGTCCTGAGGGACGAACGTCACGCGCGCGCCGAGGCGAGACAGCGCCTTCGACGTCACCGGCTCGATCCACCCCTGGCCGGGGAGGTTGATCCGATCTACGCCCGTGTCCGGGATGAGCTCGGCGAGCGGGCCCTCCTCGATCATGGGCCGCAACACCTTCCAGATGTTGTCGGTCTGATCCTCGCTGTAGGCGGTCACCTGGATGATCGGCGTCGGCCACGGACGACCGACGGGCTCGCCGTCCGCATCCCATCCGGCGAAGACGACGGGCGCCACCGCCTCGGCGGCGACGAATGCGGACGTGAGGGGGGCCTTGCCCCACTTCTGCGGCTTCACGAGGAGCGTGCGGACGTACTCCCACGCCGTCTGCCACTGATGCTGTGTCGCATCCGGGCGCAGCCGGTAGTGGCTGACGATGATCGACAGCTGCTCATCGGTCAGCCGGAACGGCTTGCCGATGTCCTCCCCGTCGGGGACGACGCAGTGTGACTCGATCCAATCCGCTACCTGCCAGCCCAGCGACGGGAACTCGCCGTCCCACTCCGGGCCGCGCCACGGCATCAGACCACGGCCTGCATGATCCGTCGACGCTCAGCCGGGGTCCGCCCATCGGACTTCGACGCCGGCTTCTTCTCCGACCGCTTCTCTGACACCTCGTCGTCGCTGATGACCCACTCAAGGCGCTTCATCGACATGGGCGTCAGTCCGAGACGGTCCTCGAGCTGCCGAACCTCATTCAGCAGCGCGGCGGTGGCATCCGGCTTCTCCGCCGACTGCAGCAGCAGCGCATACCGGGCGACGGTGCGGTGGTAGCCGAGCTTCTCCCACGCGGCCGACTGCGGCGTGACCCACAGTTCGCGCCATACAGCTGGGACCCGCTGGCCCTTGATGGGGAAGGCGGGGGCTCGCCCCACTCGACCGCCCACGGGCAGGACCATCGCGGCCTGCCGCTTGTTGCGGCGGCGAGCGTTCGGATCGGGGGCAGGACCGGGCATGGCGGGGCCTCCTCCGAGGTGCGGTGAAATGTACGGGTTCCAGGCTTTTGGGGGGAAGCCCCGAACCCGTACGGCGAAGTTTTGCCGTCTCCGGCGGTTCGACGGGGTCGGCCTCGATGGGGGTCCCCCCCACCCCTCAGCGGGTCGCTGATCGCCCGCCCTCACTGCGATTGCAGTGGGCGTGCTCGGGTCCTCTGTAGCCACGGCGGTCGGGGGTGTGACCTAGATCCCATGGCTCACCAGGGTGGATGAGTCGGTCATCAGGTCTCTTGCAGTGCGGGCTGTGGCAGCGGACGCGACCGGTCGCTACCTGCGGTTCCCACTGGGCTCGGAGTCTGTCGTGCTCGGGACCGTAGCCGCGTTGCTGTCGTGTGCCGCGCCTGCGCTCGTGCTCCCTCGCATGCGTGCGGCAGTACACGCCTGGCACCAGGGCAGGGCATCCGGTGTGTCGGCATACCCTCATCGACATACGCGCTCAGTCCCCGCCTCGGATGATGGTGTCACCGTCGTCGTCGGCGGACGGTGCGACGTACGCCGAGACGTCCACGATGAGAGTCACTGCCGCCGGACGTGGGCCACCGTGGAAGGTGGCCTCCACCTTGTTGCTCACAGCGCACCCCCGCCGTCGGGAGCTACCTCGTGCCGGTAGACGATGCGCTCGTATGACGGAGCAGCGATCGCGTATGGGTGCAGGCCGAACGGTGCGAGCGCTTCGACCATCGCTTCGAAGTAGCGGCGCTCAACCTCGTGCATGGCGCGTGCGACGTGGTCAGGGACCGGCGTCGTCACGATCTCATCGCTCACGATGAGGGGGCGACGCTCGGTGCGGATGGGGTTGAGCTTGTCGCCGGACGCCAGGCGTTCGTAGATCGGTGCGCCCGACATGATGGCTCCTTGCGATGAGGGTGATCGGAGGGGCGCAGGTGCGCCTAGCCCGGTTGGTCGGGGTCGTGAGCGTCCTTCGCCGGGAGGCACCATGGCTTTTGGCGGCGTTGACGCCCCTCCGAAAGAGTGGAGTCGATGAGGTGTCCAGTAGTGGACACGTCGCGTCGGTGGTCGAAGTCTTTGGCCGCGAGCATCCGGGGTCTCGCCCACACCCGGATGCCCGCGCTTCACGATGGATCCCGGACAGAGGCGCCGACCGGGTCGACGATGGTTCCGCTACTACGCGGACCCCTGCACGGGAAAACAGCGCCCCACCCAGCCGTCAGGCGACGTTGGTCAAGCCGCGAGCGTTGAGGTCGCGCGGCGGGTGAGGCGAGCCCCTCGGCGAAGAGCACCAACTCCGAGGGAAACCAGCGGACCAGGAACGACGAATGCCCCCGGTCTCAACCGAGGGCATTCATCTAGATCCAGTGATCTCGCAGGCGTCAGCCTAGCACCGACTGCGCAAGCCCTGCCACCAAGAACGTGCCGCGACACGCCGAGGCTACGAACCACTCGATCCGGGCATCTGCGCATTCGCCTGGTGGTCGATGGCGCGGGCGATGCGGAAGAGGTTGTGCCCGTACTCGACCGCCCGAGGCACGCCGGATGCGATCATCTGCTTGCCGTCCGCGGCGAGCATGCCGTGAATAGCAGCGATATCGCTCGCGGGGAGCGTGATGGTCAGTTCGGCAGGGACGCCAGCCGGGGCTGGGGGAATCAGTCCGTTCACTTCGTGCTCCCGTTCGTGTGGTTGGTGACGTGGGGGTCAAAGTCGTCGAGGCTGGCGGTGATGGATGCGATGCGCTCGCTGATCTCCGACGGGGTCTTCCCCTTCGCCCACTCGAGATCCCGAACCCGGACGATCGTCAACGACATGCCGAGCTGGATCAGGCGGGCGAACTCGTCCGCCGACGCCATCCCGACTTTCGCGGCGGTGAGGGCGACCTGGCGCACCTCCTCCCGGACGACGGGATCCGGGGTGATGGCGTAGAGCTCGGTCTCGAACGAGTCCCGCTGCACCACCTCGCTGACGGGGGCCAGCCCCAAGGTCCGGAGCAGCCATGCGGCGATCGCGCTCACCGCTCGACTCCCTCGTGGGTGAACGATTGGGCGAGGACGTCGGCGTGGAACATGGCAGCCGCGTCCTCAATGGCACGCAGACGCATCGTCGCCACAAGTGCGGCGGATCCCACTGCGCCAATGCCGGCCGAGACGGTAGCGAACGCTCCTACCGCCAGGATGAGGCCCTCAGAGAGGACGGCAAACCGTTGCCGAGCCTCCCGACGCGCCTTCCGTATGGCTCGCCCCTTACGGCGGCGGCGGGTGCGCGGGGATACGTACTCGGGTTCGGTCTTCATGCTGTCTCCTTCTCGTTGGCCGCGGCGACTGCCGACGGCTTCGGTCGTGTTCTCTTCTCCTCGAGCGACGTGTCCACCGCGTCGACCTTCGACGCGTAGAAATACGACAGGACCGACCCCCGCGGCCCGCGGGCCTTCGTCGCCGGGACGAGCAGACCTTTCGACACCCAGAGGCGCACCGCCTGCTCCGTCACCCCCACCCGCTTCGCCGCCTGCTTCACCGTCAACAGCGGGTCGTACCACTCACGCACCGGCGTCGACACAGGCGCCGCCTCCGGCTCCTCGTCATCCGGGTAGACGAACGCGTGCGCCGACTTCCGCTCCGCGCCCCACCGATCCGCCGCATCCTGGATCGACCAGCACTCCCGCACCCCCTCCTCATCAGCAGGGTGACGATCCAGCACCAGAGGGCCCAGCCACTCCATCGCGACCAGGTCGTTCGACAACTCCGACAACCCAGCAGCGAAGTACGCCACCGCCGCCCGCACCGCCACCGTCGCATCGATCACGTCCTCACCGATCGGAGCCGGCGGCTCAGGCGACGACCCAGCGATCACCACCCGATCCCAGTTCCACCCCGACTTGAGCGGGTCACCCTGGGAACGGATCTGGGCGAGAATGTCGAACGCATCGTCGAGGAGGTGACGGGCGCGGCCGAAGCAGGCGTCACAGATCAGCGACCCCTCACGGCACACGCTCGGCGCGCAGCCGCGACACGGGGGCCGGTACTTCTCCCCGGCATCCTCAGCCTTCGCTTTCCGCAGCAGCTCGGCCGGGGCCGTGTTCTCACACGTCGCCCAGTGCTGACGAGTGCACCCACGGATGCAGTAGCGGTCAGACATTCGACTCCCCCTCAGCGTGGATCTTCTTCCGGCGGTTGTTGACCGTCGTCACGCTGCAACCGACGGCGACCGCGATCTCCAACGCAGTCGCCCCGTCCTCGTCCATCGACCGGAGGATCTCGACCTCCTGCGGACTCAGGCGGTCGCCGCGGCCCCGCTTCGGTCGGGGCGCCCGCGACTCCGGGCGACCCACACCGGTGACAGCCGCCGCGAGACGGGTCTCGATGAGCTCCCGCATTGACACCTGGCGCCTCGCCGCCACGGACGCCCGCTGCGCCGCGACATGGATCGCTCGATACGTCCGGGCGTCCAACTCCACCGTCACCGGAATGCGGAAGCCATCAGTGCTGATCGTCAT